AACATCGGGCGAGATGATCGCTACCTCTGGAACGCTGTAAACAACTCTGATGTACAGGAGGATATGACTCCTAATACCTACGTCAAGTTTATGTACGGACACTTGATCGAAGAGATGCTGTTGTTTCTCACTAGACTCTCAGGACACGAGGTTACAGATGAACAAAAGAAATGTGAAGTTGCTGGCATCTCAGGTTCTATGGACTGTAAGATTGACGGTATTGTCACTGATGTTAAGAGTACTTCCACTTTTGGGTTTAAGAAATTCAAGGATGGAACTCTTGCTTTTGATGACCCATTCGGATACGTTGCTCAAATTAAAGGTTACGCGCATTCTGAGGGGGAAAGCACGTTCGGCTGGTTAGCCATGGATAAACAGAATGGTCACCTGACGTACCTCATGTACGACTCAGATGACACGCAGGCCCCTGTACACGCTAAGATAGGCTACGACATTGAGGAGCACATTGAACGCATAAAAAAGCTAGTGGAGCAACCAGTGTGGCCCGAGGTATGTCACGAAGTCGTTCCGGACGGCAAAAGTGGAAACCAGAAGTTAGCCGTGGGTTGCTCCTATTGCCAGTACAAACACGTATGTTGGTCAGGTTTGCGTACATTTCTCTACTCAAGTGGTCCCAGATATTTAACAGAGGTGGTAAATGAGCCGAAAGTCCAAGAAATATCCTAATGAGTTTAGATCAGGGTTTGAACATGACGTATCGAAACAGTTACAACCATACGGTTTTAGCTACGAACCGTGGCAAATCGACTACAAAATCGAACGTAAGTACACCCCAGACTTTGTGTACGAACGCGGTGGACGAACTTACCTCATTGAGTGCAAAGGATACTTTCGATCAGGAGACACGCAAAAGTATCGTTCGATCTCTAAGTGCATCCCAGAAACACACGAACTCATATTTGTACTGATGAAGCCTAATCAGAAAGTGAGTAAAAATACGAAGAATACTATGGCACAGTGGTGTGACAAGAACAACATTCTGTGGTATAATATAGATACACTAAAGGAGTTAGTCGATTATGTCACTGACACTAGACGAAATTAAGGAGAGACTGTTGCAACACTACGACCCTGATGACCTACTAGAGGCACTACAGATTTCATCCGAGGAGATTCTAGACAGGTTTGAAGATAAACTACTGCGTAAGCTAGATCAGTTTACAGAGGAACTAGAGGAAGAAGTCTATGAGTAACGAATGGACTACCTATACCAAGAGTGAGTTAAACGGTCTAAACGAAGCTACCCCCTCTGAGTGGGACAAGGTAACAAAGAGGAAGCATGACCCCGTAGCACAACCAGATCACTACAACAAAGGAGCCATAGAAGCTATCGAAGCAATCAAGGCATCTATGCACCCTCAGGAGTACAAAGGTTACCTCAAGGGTAACTGCCTTAAGTACCTCTGGCGCTACGAGTACAAGAATGGAAGAGAAGACCTAAAGAAAGCGCAGGTATATCTAAATTGGTTAGTAGAGGAGGTGTCACAATGAAGGTAGTCGAAGGCAACTTTGGCAAAGGTGGCACAGAGGAGGACTCTATTACAACCACAGAGTTCCTTACGGCCTTTGCAACCAAAGCCGCGCTGATGGAAGAGGAGGACAGGAGTCCTAAAGTAGTAGTAGTAATGTACGAAGACGGGGAGATGTTTGAAGTAGCCTCTAATGAACAGTACCCTGATGGTGTACACATGTTACTACAGTTAGCATCCCAAGCCATACTTAACGAGACACTAGGAGTAACAGAATAGATGGACGCATATCAACAATACATACACAAGTCAAGGTACGCTAGATACCTGCCAGAGGAGAAGCGTAGAGAGACATGGGAAGAAACAGTTAATCGCTACGTACAGTTTTGGATAGACCGTGGTAGCCTCAAGGGTGAGGATGTCTCATTAGTCACAGAGGCCATTACTAATCTAGAGGTAATGCCATCCATGCGAGCACTGATGACCGCTGGGAAGGCCTTAGAGCGAGACAACGTAGCAGGGTTTAACTGTGCTTACTTGCCCATAGATAATCCTAGGGCCTTTGATGAGCTAATGTACATCCTTCTGTGTGGCACAGGCGGAGGTTACTCAGTAGAACGACAGTACGTAACGAAGTTACCCGAAGTGGCCGAGGAGTTCCATGAAACAGACACAGTTATCCATGTTGCAGATTCGAAAATCGGATGGGCGAAATCGTTTAGGGAACTGGTATCACTGCTGTATTCAGGTCAACTTCCAAGGTGGGACGTTAGTCGAGTACGCGATGCAGGTGCCCCACTCTCGACTTTCGGCGGTCGTGCAAGTGGTCCAGAACCTCTCGTCGATCTCTTCAAATTTACAACAGAACTCTTTCAAGGATCTGCTGGAAGAAAACTTAGCTCCATTGAATGTCACGATCTTTGCTGTAAGATAGCATCGTGTATTGTTGTCGGGGGAGTACGCAGAAGCGCCCTCATCAGCCTCTCTAACCTAACGGATGATCGCCTGAGACGCGCTAAGACAGGTCAGTGGTGGGTTGATAATCCACATAGGGGTCTAGCGAATAACTCTGCTTGCTACACAGAGAAGCCTGACTTTGAGGCCTTCTTAAACGAGTGGACTAGCTTGTACGAGTCACGCTCTGGTGAACGTGGTATGTTCTCTCGTGTCGCTAGTCAGAAACAAGCGGCTAAGAATGGACGTAGGGACCCTGAGTACCAATTCGGAACTAATCCATGTTCTGAGATAATCCTGAGGCCTAATCAATTTTGTAATTTGTCAGAGATTGTGGTACGTCCTGAGGACACCTTAGCCACCCTCAAGAAGAAGACGCGTGTTGCGGCTATCTTAGGTACACTACAGGCTACCTTGACAGACTTTAGGTATCTCAGGGCCATCTGGAAGACTAATACGGAAGAAGAGGCACTCTTAGGTGTATCGCTTACCGGCATCATGGATCATCCTTTGTTATCAGGACGTGGAGACAATGTTAAACTTAAGAAGTGGCTTACGGAGATGCGTGAGGAGGCCATTAGTACTAACAAGGAGTGGGCTAAGAAGTTGGGTATCAAGCAGTCTACAGCAATTACTGCGATTAAGCCTAGCGGCACTGTTAGTCAGTTGGTCGATAGTGCTAGTGGGTGCCATCCTCGTTTTAGCCCTCAGTATATTAGAAGAGTACGTGCTGACGCTCGTGATCCTCTATGTACTGTCCTAGAGGCCGCAGGAGTGCCTGTGGAGGACGATATGATGAATCCCAGTACGAAGGTATTCAGCTTCCCTATCGCCTCACCAGAGGGCGCTGTGACAGCCTCAGACATGGGTGCAATAGAACAGCTAGAGTTATGGGAGATGTATCAGGATCACTGGTGTGAGCACAAGCCATCTATGACGTGCTATTACCGTGATAATGAGTTCCTAGAGGTGGGCCAATGGCTGTACAACAAGTTTGATAAGGTATCAGGTATCTCGTTCCTGCCTTACTCAGACCATACGTACCAGCAGGCTCCTTATGAAACTGTGGACAAGGCCACCCTCAAGTCACTACAGAAGGACTTCCCTACCCAGATTAACTGGGACGTAAGCGAAGACTCTGATATGACTGAGGGTAGCCAGCAGTTAGCTTGTACAGGTAATAACTGTGAGCTTTAGGACACAAACATAATAGATCCGTAGACCTTCTCAGCTACATGACCCTCTACTTCCTGTGGTGTGCTCTTGGCATCATAGGGAGTAGAGATTCCCTGTTCCTGCATCTTCTTCACACGGGCCTTCTGAGAGTGCCCTAGGCAGTGATAGTCGATAGGTGTGTACTCTACTGTGTGCTCTTTAATTTTCATCTCTACGTACTCCTACTCCGGTTAGTAAACCTGTGGTGGCGATGGCCGCCCCTGAATTAACTTGTCTCTCAGCCCTCAGCATTTCGTCAGAAGGCTTGGCGGTAGCTATGTCAAACAAACTTTCCTTGACATTCTTTTTGTCCTGTGGTTGTGGTGCATTAATCTTTCCTTTTGTTTTATTAATGTCAAAGAACATCGGCGGCGTGACTGAGATAGACCTATTAGGCAACGCGGCGTCTACGACAGGCCCTATAACGGGAACATTCTCTAAAAAATTGTGCTCGTCTGAGATCACAGCCATGACCCTACCGTTAGGGTTCACCTTGGCTATATAGTTTACGCCACCCTCAGTAATCGCAGTGCCTGAAAAAGAGCCTGTGACCCATATCCCGTTTTCACGGGCGTCCTCTAGTGTCTGAGACTTAGGGTGTAGTTTTACATCGCTATCCTTTAAGTGCCTCCATGTTTCTTCTAGTGTGGGCTTAGGGTTTTTCTTGTACAGAGAGTTCATCGTTTTAAATACTTTACTCTTTTGTCGGAAGTCTAGAACGTGTGCTCCTGTTACCTGATCCCCAGATCCGGGGTTCTTAATCCTGATGTCTGCTGTAGGCGTTTCGCTAACCCTTTTTCCCTTCCTATCTTTCCATACGCTCAGTACGTGATCCTCTACGACTCCCAAGTCTTTGTCAGAAACACCTACGGGCTTACCAGATTTCTCGTAAACTCCTGTTAGCTTGTTATCCTTTATCAGCTTCCTGTACGATCCCTCAGTAGCTTTCACAGGCTCCGTTAGAAAGCTTCTGCGGTTTAGGTCTTCCACGGCTTCTAACTTATCCCCGTTTCTTCCCCCTTGGTTTGATATGTTTTCCGTTGCTTGCGCCTGAGCTATCGCCTTGCCTTCGTCCCTAGATTTCCCTGTCCTCAGTGCGGTACGTGCGGTGTCCTGCATTGTCTGAGTAACTTGATTCTCTCTGTAGTTTGCTCGCGCACTAGGGGAAACAGTTTGTTTTATCGCCCTTACTCCACTATCCACTCCCCAGCCTGCAAAAGACCCAACCCTCTCGCGCATATCGGCTGAATCTTGTGGTTTCTCTAGCTTACTGATAACAGGTCCTACCTTAGGAACACCAGACAGCGACTCTTGGTTCTGCATGATTAACTCATCAACCACATTAGGCTGTGCAGTCCCAGAGGGGGCGTACCAGTTATCTATGTAGTTACTTGGGGCTGATAGTGTGTTACCCTTGAGGCTTTTAGGACCCGCGAGTCTATGGGCTGTACGTATACCTTTAGCCGCTAGGCCAACACCGCCCACTATAGGAGCTACAGGATCTACACCAAAGTCCAAGCCAGCTTCTACAAGCTCATCAGTTATTGTGGCGGTTCCCCTATACCCTGCCCTATTTCCTACGTTTAAATCGTAGGAGAAATCAGGCAACCCCCAGCTTTCTTCGTCCCCTGATATATTCTTCTTTAGCTGACGCTGTGGGTACTCTAAGCCGTCCCCTATCAAACTAAAGCCACCTTGGTACGCCTGAGCTTGAGCGTCGTACTGAGCTACAAAAGCATCAGCTAACTTCTCCCACCAAGGGCGCTCATTAGCTTTCATCCTCTGCTCTCTTTCCTTTTTTAGGTCATCGAATTTCATCTAGTCAATGTTCCCTACTTTCTGTACGTCCTCGTACTGTCGTTTTAAGTTTGCATCTCTAACGGCATTCCTGACAGCCGCCTGCTCCTCTTCTGTCATCTCATCTAATATGTCAGAGAGTATTCTCTGTCCTGCCGCCATCATTAAGTCTGAAGTCTTAAACGAGGTGTTCTGGAAATCAATGAGCCTCTTTACGGTGTTGGGGTTTAGTGAGGCCTTAGCCAGAACTATTGGCATACCTAGTATTGCCGCGCCACCTACGAAACCGGAAGCCCCTGCCGCGACCGCCTGACCAGTACCGAGAAGCGATCCAACCGCACCGTATTCCTTTGAACGAAACGCAAGCTCACCTAAGTTACTTCCCGGCTTTACAGAAGCCTCAGCCATGAGGTTGATTAGTTGTTTTACTCGTGGGTACTCAGCACCTAGGATGGCCTTGTACTTTGCCGCCGTAGTTGGATCAGCTAACTGCTTAACCAAGTTACTGTATGATGCTATATCGAATTGAGGAGTCCCTAGCATTGGGAATGTTTTCTCTAAGAATCCTTTTTTAATTAAGGCGTCTGCTTCTTCAAAAGAAATAAACTTACCTGCTGATTCAGTAGATCCTATTTCTTTAAATGCAGTCCTCAGGCTTTTCTTAAACGCCACTATCTGATCTATATTACCACCACTAGTCAGAAGGTGTCCTAATGAGGCGTAGTTTCCTT